TATAACTATGGAACGGGTAATTGGCTTAAGGGAATGAGTCAGCCATTAAGTAATAGTGTATGGAGATACGATGTTGAGGAAGATGGCAAACATACAGATGGGGGACACTTATGAAAAAGACATCAAACATTAAGATAGACCTCTATCAGACGTTCCCCACTCAAATAGAAATACTACCACGACTTTCGATCATTTACGGATTCGGGGAGACTATTGAGGTGAGAACAGATGATGGAGATACTGAAATAATACGTAATGGTATTGCCATAGAGTGGCTATGGTTTGCAGTATTCATCCATAGAGTGAGAACAATAAGTATAAAAAAGTAAAAACTAGAAACTATGAACATTTACAGATACGAATTTGAATACAAAGTCTACAATAGTGATGGGCTTGAGATTGATAAAGGAATAGAGACATCTAAAGGCTATGACGAAGCTAGGGCTGAGAACTATCTAAGGACAAGATTAGAAGAGGGATGCCAATCTGACGAAGAAGTAGAGCTAAAACTAATCCCAAGTTTTGTTAAGTATACGGATGCTAACAAACTTATAGCAGAATTTATGGGGGTTGACCAAGTGGATATTGATACTTGGTTAGAAACAAGTTCTAATCTTAAATACCACACCTCTTGGGATTGGCTTATACCTGTGGTGCGAGAGATACTGACACGAATTGATATTGATAGTATTGAGTACGAGACGCACAACTTAGAGTACGAAACCTTAGACGCTGATATTAAAGGTGCATATAAACAGGTAGTAGAATTTATAGAATGGTATAACAATAACCAAAACAAGTAGAAACTATGGCACGATTTATTTTAGATGTAGCTAACATAAGTGAGGACACTTGCAACGCAGTAATGAACGCTATAATGGGGGAAGTTCCTATTGTAGCTAAGGGTATTAGCACTCTTCACTGTATAGATAAGACGAATAGCAATCAATTCTATGATGATCCAAATAGGAATAAATTAAGTCAGAGTCAAATTGATAGCTACAATTTACAATTAAAACAAGATGGATACCCTGTATATAGTTAGAACATATAGGGTAGCACTCTCAGAGAGATAAACTAATTAAATCTTAGAAACTATGAACACAAACGATAATTTATTTGAAAACACTTTACAGGAAGATTTAATCGTGGAATTATGGGACTTTTGCCCCGATCTCGAATTAATAATTGATGGAGTAACTGGTAAGATAACTGAAATATACATTTAAACCTTAAACCTATGTTAACTAAAGAACAAATTACAGAACTACAACAAGAGAATGGTGTAGATGAAATTCAAGGAATGATTAATGATGGTACTGCTTGGAAGATGGAGGGCAGTATAGGTAGACACGCTATGGATTGCTTAGAAAGAGGGGTATGTTTCCTACCTAAGAGACCACAGAAGGACGCTTGGGGGAACACCATACCAAGTATAGATATGATTAAAGAGGGAAGTATAGGGAGTTTATCACTATCATCTCTTTATTGGAGCGATGTTACCAACTATGAGGAATTAGACTAGGAATTGTAAAAAATCTTTCCTATATTTGTAAGGCTAATTAACCAAAAATTCAGAAGATGTACGAAATTAATTGGACTGATGGAACAACGACCAAGATAGTAAAAGGTAAAATAGTAACAGTACCAACAGAAATTAACCAAACCAAACTATGATAATCAGAGAACACAATCGAACAGACAAGCCATACGTTGATTTTGAATATCAAAAGGGCTTAGAAAGAATCAGAGAAATTTTACTAGAGGAACAGGAGCAGTTAGGTAGCACATCGTTGTTGGGTGATAGGTTAGTAAACACCATATCTGACGATGACCTGTTAGACTATGGCTTTAATCATTTCGATATGGATTTATATGATAATCCTAAAGCGTTAATCAAGTAAAAAAAACAAACCTAAAATTATGGGAAAGATGAAGGACTTATTTATCTCTATGCAAGAAGGGCTAATGCAAGGAGCAGACGTTGATAGAGAGACCAGACAAAGAATATTAGATGATGAGTATAGATATACCATCTACAAGAAAGAAAAGGAAACTAAAACTAAGGAAGATGAAGGACAATAAACTTACAACAGAATTAGCAAAAGAATTAGCCTATATTAACAACCAAAACGACTAGAAACTATGGAAAAAGAAAATATCTTAGACGCAATTAACAGAGAATATAGAGACAGAGAACTAATAGAAAAAGAAAGAGAAATAAAAGCAAGAAAAACGATAGAAAAAAACAAACTGATAGCAGATTTTCTTGGGGATAAAGTATTTCACTTGATGCTTGAAGGTATTAATGGTATATATCCAAACTTTGATGGAACTTATTACCAATCGGGGGATGACAATACTATATTAAACCCATTAAAAGAAGACTTCGTATTTGAGTTTAAAGCTAATTTCCACACCTCTTGGGATTGGCTTGTGCCTGTGATACATAAAATATTACACGACAATAATGACTCGTCATTCTTTAAGTTTTCAATGAGTGTAAGCAACGCTATATTTAATAACAATATAGATAACGCTCACAATGTAGTAGTAGAATTTATCAAAGAGTATAACCAAAAAACCTAGAAATTATGGCAAATATTTATTTAGACAACTCAAGTTATGTGGAATTCATAGCTGAGTTAGCACAAGAGATGACCTACCTTGCATACGGATTAGACACTTACAAATTCAAAGAGGGTAAAGATGGGAATACTATTATTACTGCTGAGTTTACAGAAGAAGCTCAAGATTATTACAATAGCTCTTACGACTATATAGAGACAAGGTTAAATATGACGCTGGGGGTTTACAATAACACAGACTTAATTAATAAAAACTAAAGGTTATGGCAAAAGATGAAAAAAGGGTATATACGAGAAGTGTAGAGCAAAAGATCAGTATAGCAAAGGAGTGGTTAGAGGAACATAAAGGTATGGATATTTTTCGTTATTGGGAATATGTAGACCCTCAGACTATGATAAACCTGATGGAGGAATTTGCTTACCAAACCTTAAAGGTTAACGCAAGAGCAATATTAGAGGAACAGGGGTGTTTCGTAGACAACTTATGGCACGTAGATGATGTCATGTGTAAAATTAAATGTGATGAGGACGAAGCACAAGAGATTCTACATAGTGTTTTAACCAACGATTGGATAGTAGAACAGATGCAAATATCTATAGATGACGTGGCAGACGCATTAGAGTTACCACGTAAAGAGGAGGATGATTAAGGAGGTCTTCTTCCACTATCATTACCCTGTAAGTATTACTAACAAGTTCATCAGTTTACGAGGGTATATATACCCTATCAAACCGACAAACCGATGATTAAAAAAAACTATTATGAGTTCAAACGAATTTAACTTAGCAAGGATTGAAGCCTTAGAGAAAAGGGTTCAAGAGTTAGAGGGCAAGGTAAACTATTACGAGTCTATATCTAACTCCCTATCAAGGAAGATTAAGGGATGCAAGTCAGCCAAATGTCCATGTAAGAAAAAAGAAGTATAAACGTAAAGCCAAACATAAAGATGCAAAACCAAGTAAAGACGATTGATGTAGATCAAATGTGGATGAGAGGTAGAATGAACTCCTGTTCAGAGTACGTTTTATATACTAAAGTTAAGAAGAATTATATAGACCGTATATACGATGACATTGTAGATATAGCAAAAGAGTTAAAAAATAAAGAACTATTTAGTAACTTAGCCTACGAGAATAGGAGAAAAATTTACTATATTATAGATTCCATAGACGAATTTAGCGTTGAAAGCCTTGAGGAGCTATTGGAAGACAACTATTCTTTAGTAGAATTTATATATAAGGCTCATGCAATACGAAAAAGAAATCCTAAATAACCTTCTAGTTGAGTCGGGGATTACCCACAGATTAGACGATAGAATAACTCCTATCAAGCACCCATATATGAGGTCTTTACAAAGAAACCTTAAGCGTTTAAGAATTAAGTACACTTATTTCCCCGATACGGATAGCTTATCGGTTATTAGTGTTAACGATTCTACAGAGGATAATCTTTGCCACGCCCTTATGATGCCTTGTGATGTAGGTATTAGCGTTTTAGTTGTGATTAAGGACGAGAGAAATATCAAGATAATATTAGAGGATGCTTGTGCTTCGTTAGATACGGTTATCCCTCAAGAGATGGGGTATACTATAGTGGGCATTATGTAAAAAAAAAGACCAAAACGCTTTTACAAGTCAAAATTATTTACGATATTTGTAAAAGAAAGTTAATTTAATTAAAACCAATTATGGAGAAATCAGAAACTATAGGCAACCTAACCCTTGCCTTATCTAAAGTACAGGCTCAATTAAAACCTGCAAAAGAAAACTCAAAGAATCCTTTCTTTAAATCTAACTATGCCGATCTGGGTGCGGTCTGGGATTCTGTTAGAGAATTGTTGGCTGAAAACGAGTTAGCAATAGTTCAAATGCCTACAGATGTAGGTGGGTTAACTACAATCTTATCACATTCAAGTGGAGAATACTTAGCCTCAACGTGCTACATTCCTTCAAAGGAGGATGCTCATGGTGTGGGTTCAGCAATAAGCTATGGTCGTAGATATGCTCTAGCTGCCTTTATTGGGGTGGTTACTGGGGATGACGATGGGAATAGTGCGGTAAAAGGATCAACGACTAAGGCTTCTATACCTAAATCATCATCATCTAAACCTAAGTTGACATCTGACCAATACAAGGCAATGGCTAAAGCTATTGAAGAGGGTAAGGGTGATGTAGTTAGACAAAAGATGAATGGGTACACCTTAACTAAAACTCAATCAGATAATCTTGGTAAGCTACTTAAACTATCTAATACCTTAGTGTAATGAGTTTAGATAGCTTTATAAAGAAGTTAGAGGATGACTCTTTCTATTATTCTGATTACGACTTTGTTACAAACTCGCAGTTAGGATTGATAAAGAAAGATGTTAGAACCTACAAGATGATGAGGGATCATCCTGAGTTTAGGCTTGAGACCTTCCCTATGATATTCGGTAGGGCATACCATGTAGCTATGCTAGAGCCTAACGAGTTTGGGGACAAGGTTAAAGTATTTAACTCAGCCACAAGAACCACTAAAGGATACAAGGAATTTAAGGTTAATAACCCCGATATACCCACTATCATTCTTACTAAGGAGTACGACAGAATTATGCGGATGCAAGATGTGTTGTTTTCTCATAACGAAGTGAATGACTTACTCCAACCCGAAGGGGAGAGGGAAGTAGCTAACGCTTGGCAAGATGAGGATACTGGTGTGTTCTGTAAGGGTAAGGCTGACTACCGCAATGGCTCAACCTTAATAGACCTTAAAACTACTGGTGATGGTAGCCTATATGGGTTCTCAGGCTCTTGTAGAAAGTATGGGTACGATAGACAATCAGCCTTCTATATGGATGGTTTCGATTGTGATGAGTTTGTGTTTATAACTCAAGAAAAGGAGAAACCCTATAACGTGTCTATATTCTACGCAGGAGAAGAATTCCTGCAAAGAGGTAGAGGTGAGTACAAGTACTTGCTAGACACTTACAGAAGGTTCTTTATTGATAACGAAGAGGTTGTTGAAGAACACCTCGTAATGGATACACTGATATGACATTAAAAGAGGCATTAAAAGACGCTGATGTAAGTATATCTTGGCTGTCTGACAGAATAGGGTTAAGCCGACCTACCCTATATAAATACTTAGATAAGCCTGACGAGTTTAAAGTTAAGCACGTTAGACGAATCGCAAGGTATTTACATATAACACAAAGGGAGGCATTAATTAATTATTTTAAACAAGCTGAAAGCTATGAGTAAAACAGAGAAAATTTACATTGGAAACGGAACTGAGAAGTTCGATGGTGGATTGGTAGAGTTCTCACTAAACCTATCTAAACTAAGTAGTGAAGCAAAGGATCACTTCTTTGAGTACAACGGAGACAAGTACATTAAGTTAAAAGTTGTCAGAAAACGTGATGGTGCTGATGAGTATGGTAAGACTCATTACGTTGAGGTAGATACATTTAAACCTGAGACTAAAAAAGCTGAGGTTCAAGAGTCTTCTGACTTACCGTTTTAATATAAGTTAAATATAGGGGGGTAATCGTAACGAGGATTTCGATCCCAATTTACTCCCCTGTATTTTCTTTAACCTTAACCAAACCATTATGAAATTAAGAGTATCAGATACAGACATAGTAATTACCGACAGATTAGATTTTGTTGAGATTGATGGAGAGTCTATATTCTTTCATTTTGGAGATAAGACCCACCAATCTGTTTTTAATAATGACTTAGAGTCTCAATGCGTATTCAATAATATGAACGCTTGTATGGTCGTTACAGATGTTAGGTTCTCTACGAAAGAGGCTAAGGCTACAGAGGATGAGAGAAAAGAAAAAGGCTTTGAAATGTTTTGGAGTCTATACGATAAGAGGGTAGACAAAGGTAGGGCAAGGAAAGCCTTTATGAATATGCCTCTAAAAGATATGTACGCAGCAGTTGAGGGTGTTAAGGCTTATGTTGATTCTACACCCGATAAGAAATACAGAAAGATGCCCACTACTTGGTTAAACAATAGGGGTTGGGAGAGTGAGATTAAAGTTGATAAAAAAGCCACAAACCGATACGTTAAACCAAAATACATAGACGATGAAAGATAATATAGAAATGGAGAAAGGGCTTATTGGTAGGATAATGATGAACCCTAAAGATTATTATGACTGCCATAGCTTAATGTCTGAGGATATATTCTCAGACCCATTGAATAGGAAAATATATAAGGTAGTTGCTGATAGGTTAGATAAAGGGGAGAAGGTTGATATGCTAATTGTATGCAGTAAGGTTAAAGATCCCTTGATAGACCTTAGGGTTGCTGAATGCTATAGCGGTAATCATAGCAACTACATTACAGAACACATGATTTTATTCTTATCTCAGGAAGAGAAGAAGGTAAGGTTAAAGAAGTTAGTAGAGATAACAAATAATAAGATTAACAAGGGTGTTGATCTTTTTGAGATACTTGAGTTTATTGATAGGGAGTTAAAACCTATATCAGACATTAGGGGTAGTGATATTCCCGATATAAAGAAACAACTTAAAGTTCTACACGATGACATAAGAAGGAGGATGGACTCAGATGATATGATCGGTCTTCCTACAGGTTTCCAATCAGTCGATAAGTTCACTGGGGGGTGGCAGGAAACTGATCTTATAGTCATCGGTGGGGCTTCTTCTATGGGTAAGACATCATTAGGTCTATCGTTCTGTTATAACTGTGCAAAAGTAGGGATACCGTCTGCAGTATTCTCTTACGAGATGGGGGATACTCAGTTACTACAACGACTTGTATCTTTAGAGAGCGAGGTTAACAACCGATATATAATGAAGGGGACACTAGAATCTAGTGAACTTAAGAGGGTTGATAGAGCTATAGGTAAACTAGAGGATACTACCCTGTTTATAGATGAGTGTAAGGATTCTTCACTCAGATACCTACTTAATAAAATCCGTCAGTACGTTATAACAAAAGATGTTAAGTTTTTCTTAGTTGATTACTTGCAGTTAGTTAAAGCTGCTGGATCATCAAGAGAGCAAGAGGTGGCGGTAGTGGCTCGTGAGCTTAAGAATATAGCTAAAGAGCTTAATGTAACGGTGGTAGCCCTATCTCAGTTGAGTAGAGGTGTAGAGCGAAGGGACGGTTGTAGACCTAGCCTGTCTGACCTACGAGAGAGTGGTGAAATTGAACAGGCTGCTGATATTGTTATGTTAGTATATAGACCCGAATACTATGGGATTATGACTGATGATAGTGGTCAATCAACGGAGGGCTTAGTAGACTTAATCTTTGCGAAGGGTAGGAATATAGGTACTGGTACTTTACCGCTTAAGTTTAAGAAGGAGTTCACTAAGTTTAGTGATCCTCAAGATTATGAGGAGAAGTTTATAGCAGCTCAACCAAACGAATCTTTTTAGTTATGGATTTCGACTCAGTAGTACATTTTTTAATAGGGTTTTTCTTTATCCTATGGGTTGTTAAAGAATTAATAGAGACATTATGACAAGACAAGAAATTTTTAAGGAAGGGATAAAGGTAGTTAGTGGAATTACTGGTGTGTCAAAGGAAAATATGTTACGTGGAGGTAGATATAGGGTTTACGTAAACGCTAGAAAGACGTTGATATACTTTCTTCGAGAGAAATACCAGTTAGGATGGACTGTCATCGGAAACTTAGTAAATATGAATCACGCATCAGCTATATATGCTTATAAGTATGTTACAGGAAACCACGAGTTTGATGTAGAGATAGGTCTCTATAAAGCCCAAGTGGACGCTTTAGAGATAACGGATAACATGAAAATGAGGAAGACTTTGATCTCAATAATGAAGAAAACAAACGTCTCCGTTGACACAAGACTTGATAAATTAATTGAAATTCTTTCAGATGAAAAAAGCGATATATCACAGTACTATCCACTACCAGTGGAGGACTATACGATACCTAAAGGGAGTGGCAAAGCCATCAAAAAAATGGAAGGAGTCTAAGTATACTACCTGTACAACTGGTAGAACTCCCGAAGAGGTTAGTAAGATAAACCATTTGATGAGTACTTTAAAGTTAAGATGTAAGTCAACAAACGAAGTAGAAATAAAAATAACAGGGATTACGGAGCATGATTATTTATGTATGTCCCACGATGTTCACTAAGGTATGGCAAAGTTTAAATGTAGTAAGTGCGACAAAGAGTTAGAGCTAACAAAGCATAGTATTAAGGTTGTTGATGGAAGCATTGTGTCTCCTGAGGCTACGTGCTGTGACGAGTATATGGATACTATAAAGGAGAATGGTGGTCTTGGAGGGATCATCAAGAGACCAGGAGGTAGAATAAGAGGAAAATTTTAGAGGCTATTCGTAGTACGTGATACTGCAACCTAATTATCGTCTAGTCTCAACCCTTGCTAGGTTAATTTAATTTGTCTCAACCTAGTGAGTTAATACGTGAGTAAGCTACGTGAGTGCTGCACCTCATACGAGAGTACCAAGCGTGAGTTGGGCAAACAGTGAAAATCCTATTAATGAGAATCAATAGGTAAGAAATCCTAGGCTGGGGAGTCTAGGTAAAATCAGTGTCAAAAGTAAAGCCAAACGTGGGGGTATGCCCTGCGGAGGTACTGGCATACCTTTCGAGGCTTCGCTTTGACCTTAAAAATAAAAAGTTATGGAAGTAATATCAAATTGTTGTACCGCACCAGTGATAGAAGAAACTGATCTTTGCTCTGCCTGTATGGAGCATTGCGACCCTGTAATATTAGAGGATTAATTAACTTAAAACTAGGAAGATGAAAAAAGTATTATTAATTTTGTGCGTTATATTTTCGAGCTTAGTACAAGCTCAAGATATAGTTATTTACGAGGCTCAATATTCGGAAGTATATGCTTTCGATTACGACTCTAAAGAGTACGTATTAAAGGGTGGTAAATGGGAGAGGACAAAGTTTACCTACACTAGGGAGTGGATTGCGATAGAGTTTACCCCAGACAAAGTTTCAAAGGTCTGGTGGGCTTACCATAGTAGTTATGGAGACAGTGTAGACTGCTACTACACAGAGGGTGATGTCTTTAAGATATGCATTAACACCGAAGATGAAAGGATAAACTTTTATAGTGACTCTCAAGACGGTCAATTTAAAAATATTTGGGTGATCTCTAAGATTCATAAAGTAAAGGCTAAAGAATAAGTAACTAAACTAATAAAGACATGGACAAAATTTACGCAGCAATTACGGTAGTATTATTAATAGTAGGCTATTCGCACTATTGGGTATTTAAAGATAAAGACTTATGAGAACAATACTAGAATGGAGATGCGGATACTGTGATAGTATTCAAAAATCTGATAGCTCTATACGGTGGTCGATGGATCACTGCAAATGCGGAGAATCCTTCGTTGACCTAGAGGAACACTACCAACGTAACATGGGAGAGGTTATCGTTTTAAATACATCAGTCTTTGGCGAAGTAAACGATATACAACAAAAGAGCGTATACAAAGCAGTAGAGAATAATTCTTTAAGTGATGAAAAGTTAATTGCTTGGATTAAATCATATAATACTTTCCAAGATTATAACGACAAATGTAAATGTCGACCTAACTGTACTTGTTAGGTATAATAACTATGGCCCTATTGTATGTTTACACATATAATAAAAAGTAAACTTTGGTGTTTACATTCACCAAAAAAACGGTTATTTGGTGATTACAATTTTAATGTAGGGTGATGAAACTGGCAGACATGCCTTCCTGTCTCGAAGGTGTAGATTACGGGATAAACTTAGGATATTTGGGGTTGACCACCAACTGTGCACAGTACTCTGTCCTTTAGCTAACTACTACGTGGAGGTTCGAGTCCTTCTCCTACAGCAACTGTCGCAAAAAAAGCGACAAATGTCCAGTAAATTAAACAAAAAACTGGACAAATGTTCGCCTGACTAAACAACCTCGTAAGGCTATAGCCATACGTTTGAGACCATTTTGTATGGCTATTACCTGCCATAACTTTCTATAGTAGGTGAAAAACAATTATTAACGGTGAAAACTAATTAAAGCAAAGTAGTTATGGGGAAAAAGAAAATACATTTTGATGAGGAGACTCTTAATTCACTTCTCCCTTACACACAAATTTATTATAGTCTTCCAAGGAAAAAGAAGAAAGCCATGAAGAAGAGGATAACTAAAGATGTAGAGGAAGCTATCCTCGCATATATAGATAACCACTTGTTAGAACATGGAGAGTTAAATTTAACAACTGAAATTTAAGCAATATGGAAAGTAATGAAAACTTTGATGAAACTGATTACCTTTTATCATCTAGAGCTAATAAAGAAAGGTTGGAATCTGCTATAAAAGATTTTACTGAAAGCAGAGATCGTATAGTAGCTCATCTATCTAGAGAATTGGATATAGATAATTCTTCTAACCTAGAGGGGCAAGAGGCAGATTTCTCAAAGAACATGGGGAACAAAGAGCCTACTATTGATTATGATTCTAAAGAGTTTATAAGCGAATATTTTGAATACTTAAAGGACTGCAAGGGGGATAGCCAAAAGCTTAAGCCTACTGTTATAACGCCTGTAAGCCTCTTAAATTTAGGGTTTACCGAAGAGTATCAGAAGCCTGAGTGCGGTGACGCAGGGTACTTGTATTACTCTCTATACTTGTGTGGTGTAGCTTTACTGTCAACATCTCTTGATGATGATGATGGGTTCTACGTATTCATGGATGATAACACCAAGATAGAAGACTATAATAAGTTAGAGAGTCTAGTGACTAGCTTAAGAGAGCTATAGTGTAGACCACTATCATTAGT